TATGCTGCTGCACCTGTCAACAGGAATGCGTCAACCTGACTTACAAAACTTATCAACTATAATAAACCCTACTGCGGAAGATGTAGAGAGAGACCTTAAAAAAACATTTCTTAGAGATGCAGATAAAGTTTTAATTATAAGAAATGCTAAAACAAACCAAATAATGAATTTTGGTTTAAATCCTATGTTATACAGTGCTTTAAAAGATGCTGCTGAATCATCAATAGATTCCGAGTTAGTTTTTCCAAATGCTAATAGAATAGCAGAATACTATCAAGATATAGTATTTAAAAATTTACAAGAAGTTACAGGTCTTGAAAATCCTATACAAAAAGATGTAAAAGGAACTCTCCAACCTCACCCTTTCGGACATCAAGCAATACGTAAGATTGTTTTTTCTATCATAGAAAGAACGCCTGAAGCAGAGGGAGGGGGATTACGTAACGCAGACGCAGCTATTCAGCATATCGAAAGAGGTCAACAAACTGAAGGTGAAAGACGATACACTACTAACATTCTTGGTGATTTTCAGGACAGTCCTGCAACAAGAGGTCAAACTGTTTTTACGTCATCCTTTCTTGGTGAAGACTTAACACCCGCAGGATTTTTGGTAAATCAAGGTTTTAACGAGCTAAGTTTTCCAGAGGGGATATTCATTTTATCAAATGAATCTGATGTAGGAAGGCTAGGCTCTAGGCAATCTGCAAATTTTATAGAATCTCAAAAATTTAAAGCACTACTAGAACACGACGATACTTTAAGCTCTAAATCTAAAATAAAAATATTTGAACAGTTTGGTAAATTTTCCAACGCTCAACAACTTTATGAATTAGATAGAAAAAGAATCGAAGCAGATTTTGGTAAGTATTCTAAATCTTTAGAAGATGCCGGTAGTTCAGACATTGTAGATCAAGAGAATTTTTATGATTCTGTTAAATCAGATAGACTAAAAACCTTTGAACCTGTACATGACGAACCGTTTATACAAGCTAAACCCCCTAGTGTTTCTGAACAAGCTGAAGAATTACAATTACCATCAAGAGAAGGTGCTTTTACGGATACATCCAGACAAGAAGGTTCTTCACAGCCCACTATTGAAGATCAGCGTAAAAGGTCTTCTAATATTCTTAAAGAGATGCGAGAAGGGGCTGGTGATATTCTAAAAAGACATGGACCGAGAATGCTTGTAGGAGGTACTAGTCTTTTGGGAGCAATGGCCTCTGGCATTGATTATGCTTTCAGCGACACGCCCCTGCTCGATGAAATTGACCCCGCAGACTATGTTAGAAAAATGGATCGCTCTGATATGAGTGATGAAGAACTTTTTTCCAGAGTAAAAGTTGCAGAAACTATGCGGGAATCGGGTGATGTAGCAGAACGAACATTAGGTCTTGCAGAACTACAAGCAGCTTTAGAAAAAGGAAATTTTGAAACAAAGGCTTTTGATCCACGTTATCATAGAGAAGCAACAGAATCTAAATTTACAGAATTAGATACTACTAATCCAGCCCTAGAAAGAAGGCGTCTTGCAAAAACTTTACAAGATTTGGATACAAGTGAAGTAGACACGGAATATGCTAGAGGATCAAGAATAAGCGCAGATCATAGAGCTGCTGTAGGCGAAAATGCACTAACAAGACTACAGAAACAAGCTGATGCACTATTTAAATAACGATAAACATTGACAATCAACATAAGGAAACTATATCATGCCTACAGGAAACAAACAAATGTACGGTGCTAATTACATCGAAAACCAAATGAAAAAACAGGGTGAAATGTCCGATGTAAACGAATCGGCTCTTCATCGTGAAAAGCTTGAGTTTGACACGGTAATTAAGCGCAACTACCCCTTAACGGAATCCTTTCCGTCAGAGTCAGGAAGCAAGCACGTTGACCCTAATGTTCTGGGTAAAATGGCAGCTTACACACCTAACAGCTAATTTTGTATTATCTAACGAAAGTTGCATTTAAATGAAGCAGGAAGACGAGTATGAACTTGTTGGAACCATTCAGTCTCGTTTTGAAGACGCTGAAACTGGAAGACTTCCTGACGAACAAAGGTGGCTACAAGCTTATAAGAATTATCGTGGTATCTACGATTCTTCAACACAGTATCGTGAGAATGAACGAAGTCAAGTTTTTATTAAAATTACAAAAACAAAAGTTCTTGCCGCTTACGGTCAAATCGTAGACATTCTTTTTTCACAAAACAAGTTTCCCATTTCAGTAGAGTCTACTCCCGTACCGGAAGGTATTGTGGAGTTTGCTCACCTGTCTAAAAACCCGCAACAACAAGAAGAGCAACCTCAAGAAGAACAAGACCCGCTGGGTTTTCCGGGCGATGGGCGAGAACTTCTTCCGGGTGCTACAGAAGCGACAGTTCCTTTAGGCGGCATGGCCGACCAGTACGAAGGAGCAAATCTATCAGAAGGTCCATCCCGTGCAGGAGAACCACAAGTAGCTCCAGCCAGAGAGTCTGCACGTTTTTTAGAAAAATGCATACAAGATCAGCTTCTAGATACAAACGCTGTAACCGTGATGAGACACGCTTTATTTGAATGTACTTTACTGGGTACAGGTATCATTAAGGGACCCTTTAATTACAACAAGACTGTACATAACTGGGCGTTTGACGAAGAGTCAAAAGAAAAGACGTACTCTCCCTACGAAAAGTCTGTTCCTCGAATAGAGTCTGTAAGCTGTTGGGACTTTTATCCCGATCCGTCTGCTACGTCTACTCAAGACTGTGAGTACGCTATACAGCGGCACAGGTTTAACAGAGAGCAACTTTACGATCTACTAAACAGGCCGCTGTTTGACAAAAAGGCTATTGAATCAGTTTTGGAAGAAGGACCAAACTATGAAGAACGCTATTTTGAAAGCACTCTCTACAATAATGAAAAAGATACGCAGAATGAAAGAAACCGTTACGAGGTGCTGGAGTACTGGGGTATCATGGATACAAACAGTGCTGAAGATGCCGGTCTTGATATACCAAACGATGCGGGATCGTCTATTCAAGTAAACGCTTGGATTTGTGGAAATCAAATTCTACGTCTTGTATCAAACCCCTTTCTGCCTACAAGACTTCCCTTTTACTCGTTTCCTTTTGAGCTAAACCCCTACCAAATCTTTGGTGTAGGTGTAGCTGAGAACATGGAAGATAGCCAGCTTCTTATGAATGGGCATGTTCGTATGGCTATCGACAACCTAGCTCTTGCGGGAAATCTTGTATTTGATATTGACGAAACGCAGCTTGTTCCCGGTCAGTCCTACGATGTATATCCGGGCAAGGTCTTTCGCAGACAGTCGGGTGTAACTGGTACAGCGATTAACGGTATTAAGTTTCCCAATACGGCTGGAGAAAATATACAAATGTACGATAAGGCTCGTCAGCTTGCAGATGAGCAAACAGGTATTCCCAGTATTACACACGGTCAGACAGGTGTAACGGGTACTGGACGTACAGCGGCAGGTCTAAGTATGCTTATGTCCAGTGCAGGACTAAGTATTAAAACAGTTATTAAAAATATTGATGACTTTCTTCTTAAGCCGATGGGCGAAGCGTTCTTTCAGTGGAATATGCAGTTTAATGATCACATGACTGAAGTACACGGTGATCTTGAAATTAAACCTCGCGGAACTAGCGCAGTTATACAAAAAGAAGTACGCAGTCAGCGTTTAACGGCTCTTTTACAAACAGTTGCTAATCCTATGTTAGCTCCGTTTATTAAGATTCCTAATCTTGTACGAGAGCTTGCTATTAGTCAAGACATTGACCCCGACCTTCTTGTAAATGATGTAAATGATGCTGCTATTTTTGCAGAGGTATTGAGAGGACTAAATGAACGCACAACAGGCCAAGAAGCTTCTCCCGCTGGTGAACAACCCGGAAACATGGGAGCCGCTCAAGGAACACCTACAACAGTTGGGCCAAATGATGCAACGGCAGTTGGTGGTGGCGGAATCGGAATTGGAGATGCGCCGATTGCAGGGCAAGCTGGCTTTACTGGAAACACTTCAGAACCTGAAGGTATCGGTTAAAAGTGATGCAAAGCAAAAAGAAGGCTAGTCTGTAAATGGCAATCGCACTTAGCGACTATCAGAAGCGGTTTACGCATGATGCTCTATTTCAAACGCCTTACGACAAACTTACCTCTAGTCAAAAACACGCTCATCAAACTTGGCTTGATTTTCAAAGGTATAGGAAACATGCGGGACCAATTGACGAAGCCTCTGCTAAAAGGGGTGTTTTAGCTTTTGAAGGTAGTACTGACGAGGAGGGTATTCAGTACTTTGCAACACATCCCCAAGATAATGATCTTCGCGCAGCAGGTCTTTACGAGGATAGAGCTGATTTTGAAGAATATCCGTGGGCGTATCCAGAACACCCTGACTTTAAAAATTGGTGGGAGCTAGATATAGGTGCAGAAGAAGCTCCAGAAAAAGCTCCAGAAGAATCACGCTCTGTATTTGACGCTTTAGAGACTCCAGATTTTTCTACAAAACAAAGCGACGATGTGCTTTTAGGCAGCGCAGGTAGCGACGATCTTACGTCTTTTATACCACAACAACCCGCTAAGATAGACAAGTCTTCTTCTGTTTCAGTAGTTGATCAGTTACGAAACGCAAACGCGGATTTACAGTCTGTTGTGGGCAATCAAGATTTAGCAAGCTTTGTGAACAGAGTTTTAAGTTCAGCAAACAGAGGTTTAAGCGGCAGTGCTGGGTTTGTAGGTGGTCCCGCAATTGAGGCACTTCGAGCGGGAACCTTTCAAGCCCCACAAACCTTTCAAGCTCCACAACAAGCCCCACAAGCTTCTACAGGCACAGAATCTAGAATAGAAAATATACTTGTAGACGTAACGTCTGAACAAGACCCTTTAGAACAAATAATCGAACAGACTCCTGATTTTGAACTAGTTACAAATGTTGACGGAGCCGCTGATGACAGTTTTGATCAAAGTGGTGGTTTTGATCAAAGTGGCGGCGCTTTTTCTGAAGGTGAAAGCCCTCCATCTGGAATAAGCCGTAGTGACGAGACGCCTTTTATTCTCGCAGAGGGGGGTCTTAATGTATTCGGCAATTTTGCATACCCTAATTTGATTGACTTTGAGGAACCTTTTACTGGTACAAATGTTAAAGTAACAAAAGCAGATGCCCTATCGGGGTTAGGAAAAGGTTTTGCAAAAGGACTTGCAGCAGGTGCGGGATGGGGTTTGCCCGGCAAAACTGCGGTAAGCGCTCTTGTAGACGTTCTTTCGGGAAAAAACCCAGAAGATGTAGCAAAAGGTCTTACGTTTGACACGGCAGGAGCGTTTTTAGCAGGTCCTATGGGGCCGATAGCAGTACCTTTTGCCGCAGGTTTAGAGACAGCATATGACATAGCTACAAGCCCCTATTCAGGTTTTGGATTTGGACACTTTGGATCAGGGTTTCTCAGCAATCTTACAGACGGTGCTTTAGGTACAAGTGTTAAAGATCAAGGAAGACAACAAGAACAATTTGAAGAAAATATTGAAGATCATTTTACCTACACAGGCTCTGAAAAACAGACTGAACCTCCTTTAGGGTGGGGCTTTATTGGAAGACATGAAGAGGATTGGGAGCTTGATCAATTTGGACGAAAAAATACTCCTATAAGAGACCTTGAAAACCAAATAAAGGAAGCGCGTTGGGATGAGAAGGCTGACCGCTTCTTTTCGCCCAATAATTGGCCCAATCGTTTCCCAGATCGCTTCCCACAGCGAAAACAACCAATACCTTATGGTCCGGGGGTAGGACTCGAACCGACCTCCCCGAATACGACTATAACGGCGCAGAATTTTGGTGTATTTGGTCTTGACGATGGAAACTGGTTTGACGATCCCACTAGTCCTTTCACCGCAGGTGATGAAGGCGCGCACGCTCAGACTGAAGGTGGCGACATTTGGTAAACTACTCAAAAAAACTTTAATAACAAGGAAAGATAAAAACAATGGCACTTATTCAACCTAACATTCCTGAAATGGAATCACCGCCGCCTTTAGAGGCTGGTGTAGTAAACGAGCCTATGGGTGATCTTCCTGTAGAAGGTGGAGTTGAATCCGTAGAGGACGATATTCCCACTACAGCCAAAGAAGGCGACTTTATCCTTCCGTATGAATCTGTGCTTTACGTAGGACTTAACAACATTAACATTGAAGTTAAGAAAGCTATGAAGCAAGCTCAACAAGAAGGTATACAGATTGAAGGTGCTGATCCTGACTCTGATATTCCTATCAAAATCTCTAACTTTGAGTATCGTATTCCAAAAGAGCTTGTAGAGTACATTGGTATTCAGCGTCTTGAAACCTATCGTGAAAAGGGCTTAGAGCTTCGCGCACAGTTAGAAAAAAGTAGAGGTGATAAAGGAAAATCTTTTGTACCAGAACCAGAACAAATGGCGGCACAAGAAGAGATGCCCCCAATGCAAATGCCACAAGAACAGCAAATGCCCGCCCCTATGCCACAAGAACAGCAAATGCCCGCCCCTATGCCACAAGAACAGCAAATGGCCGCTGCTATGCCACCACAAGCTGCGCCTCCTATGATGCAAACGGGCGGTATGGTTCAAAAACCTAGCGGTGAAACAATACACTCACCCTCGCAGGGTAGTCCGCTACAAAGCCCGTCTCCGATGCAGCAAAAGAAAAAGGAAGAAAGAAGTGTTCTTGATATGCAAGACGGAGGTCTTGTAAAAAAAAGAAAAGGATAAAAATAAATAATGTTAATAGAATCTGAGTACTTTACGCACTACGAAATGCAATGCAAATGTGGCTGCGAAGACGCGCCGATACAACCTTTGTTTATGAACACTCTTATTGCAATTCGAGAAGAGTTTGACAGACCTATGACCATTACGTCTGCCTTTCGATGCGTAGAACACAATAAAAAAATAGGTGGAGCAAAGGACTCTCCACACATACACGGCCAAGCTGTAGACGTTGCTGTAAGCTATGCGGATGCTCACGACCTTCTAAAAATAGCTTTAGAACACGGCATGACAGGTATTGGCATAAAACAAAAAGGATCACCGTCTGGACGATTTATACACCTTGACAACATGGAAGTTGCAGAAGGGCGTCCACGACCAACAGTTTGGAGCTACTAAAACGCTTCATTTACCGGAGCGGCTACCCGAATACAAATCGGCCCCGCTATTTAACTACTCCTCCGCACGGCTACCCGAATCTAAACTTTCGGCCCCGCGAGAGAAAGGAGATACAACATGACTGACACTACGACAGACGATAACGAAGTACTTGAGCCTACCCCATACGAGAATGCGTATAGACGTACTCTGAATGACCCAGATGAAGAATCTTTGGACCCCGCTGTAGAAGAAGCGGCTACTCCTAGACTTACTGAAGGTATCGTTCAAAAAGAAGATCACGATTATAAGAAAAGATATGATGATCTTAAGAAGCACTACGATACTAAACTCAATGAGTGGAAACAAAACCGTGAAGTTCTTGAAGCAAAACTCAAGATGTCGGATACACCTACTCAAAGAATAAATGAGCTTCCTAAGACAGCGGAAGAACTTGAAAGCTTTCGTGAACAATATCCAGATGTATATGATGTGGTTGAAACAATCTCTTCGCTTAAAGCCAATGATAGAGTTTCTGAAGTAGAAGATCATTTGGAGGTACTGCGACAAAGGGAAGAAGAGGCAGAACGAATTACTGCTGAAAAACAACTTACCGCAATGCACCCAGACTTTAAGGAACTTAAAGAAAGTGACGACTTTTTGAAATGGCTAGAAGAACAGCCATCCAGTATTTCGGATGGTGTCTATCGCAATAATACTGATGTTCGTTGGGCCGCAAGAGTGATTGATCTGTACAAAGCAGATGTCGGCCATACCCCTGCTAAGTCAAGACGATCTGGTTCAAACAAGAATCAACGTGAACAAGCAGCGCAAGCTGTTACACGTACAGCATCAAATCGAGGCTTAGAATCTTTAGGACCAGATAAAAAAGTCTGGACAGTAGAGGAAATCTCCCGGCTTAAACCGTGGGAATTTGACAAATACGAAAAGGATATTGACGCCGCTTCCCGTGAGGGTCGTGTTGTTGATTCCATTTAAATTTTATTTTTAACATCCTAACAAGGAGAAACCAAAATGGCTTTTACTCGCGCCAGTGGTTATCAGAATCTACCGTCAGGTAATTTTGTACCCACTATTTTCAGCCAAAAGGTTTTAAAGTTTTTCCGCCGTGCGTCGGTAGCTGAAGCAATTACCAATACCGACTACGCTGGAGAAATCGAGAACTTTGGCGATACTGTGAACATTATCAAGGAACCGTCGATCACCGTCCGTTCCTATGCTCGCGGTACTACTGTGAATACGGAAGACTTGTCTGATGATCAGATTCAGTTGACCGTTGATCAGGGCAACTACTTTGCTTTTAAAGTTGACGATATCGAAGAGCGTCATAGCCACCTTAATTTTGAGGCTCTGGCTACCTCGTCCGGTGCGTACAGCTTGAAGAAAGCTTTTGACTATAACATCCTGAAGAACATCTACGACAACGCTGCCGCTTCTTCTGGCACGTTGGCTACTCAATCTACGTCGGCAAATACGGGTGATGAGGTTTCTGACCTTGTTGCACAAGCCGCTCGTAATCTTGATGAAAACGATGTTCCAGAAGAAAATCGCTGGCTTGTGGCCCCGCCGCAATTCTACGAAGTTCTTCGTGGCGCTTCGTCTAAAATCATGGATGCGTCGGTTACGGGTGGAAGTTCTCCGCTTCTAAATGGCAAAGTTACGGACAGGCCGCTTCACGGCTTTGATCTGTATCAAACCAACGCGATTGCAGTCGCCTCTACGGGTTCGGCAGCTTCGCACACTTTTGGATCATCTGCAACAAGTGGTCATACTCTTATTCTGTACGGGCATAAAAGCGCAGTCGTTACGGCTTCGCACATTGCCAAGACGGAAGTGATTCGTGACCCTGATAGCTTCGCTGACGTTGTTCGCGGACTTCACGTTTTTGGACGTAAGGTTCTTAAGGGCAGCGGCACAGGCTTTAAGGGCGCGTTCAAGGGTTTGATGGACTTGGACAGTTAAGGGAGGACTAGAACATGGCTACTTATTCCATTACAGGTGGTGGTTCCACTGGTTTCTCCGCTAGTGCTGGAGAAGTTAAAGTTCTCAGTATTGTTGTAGACTTTAGCTCTTCTACTAACGCTAGTGGTGACATTTTCCAGTGCATCGAACTCCCTGCCAACTCATATGTCGTTACTGCCGGAATCGAGGTAATGACTGCTGACACGGCAGGTAATAGCGGTACTGTGTCTTTGGGTGACGGTGACGATGTTGACCGTTACATTACGGCACAAACTATTGCGAATACTAACCTTGTTCCGATTCGCGCTCAAGCGGGTGCGGGTTCGCAAGGCACTACGTCGATTGGCTACGGTAACTATACCGCTGCCGACACGATTGACGTTGTGATTGCAACGGGAGCAATTAACGCTGTTATTCGCGTATTTGCGCTTGTTGCCGACTATAACGGGCTTGGTGCAAACGAAGCTCAGAAGGTCACTTTCGCTTAATATATGATCAGTGAGAGAAGGAGGCGTTTTTGTTTCTTTCTCTCACTTTTCATAATATCAACACGGGATAAACAATGGCTACTTTTTTACAGTTGACAAATCGAATACTAAATGAACTTAACGAACCAGAGCTTACTTCAAGCACCTTTTCTAGTTCGCGAGGTATTCAAACTGTTGCAAAGAATATGGTAAATAAAAGTATTCACGATATTTATAACTCTGAAGTAGAGTGGCCTTTTATTCATAGTGATCAAACAGATTCTTTGACAGCAGGAACACAAGAGTACGGTTTTCCTTCAGATGCTCGAAAAGCCAACATAAATACTTTTGTATTAATTCCTTCTAATTTGATCACTAACGGAACTTTTACGTCAAACATAACTGGTTGGAGTACAACTTCTGGAACTCCTGCCAATGCTTCTGAACGATTAAGACTTAACAGTGCAGGAGCAGAACAATCTTTAAGCACGGTTGTAAATAAAGAATATGTTCTCAGATGCCGTACCTTTTCAGGAGACGTTACCTTAAATATAGGCACGGGTTCTGGAGGAACACAAATATCTACTCAAACACTTTCTATTGATAACTTGGGAGATGGAGCTTATCACACTGTAACCTTTACAGCCAGTTCTACCACAACAGTAGTAGGCTTTGTAAACTCTGCATCTTCTAATCACGATGTAGACAATGTGGAAGTTTCGGAAAACATTTCTCCTAGAAAACTTACCTTTCTTTCCTATAATGAATGGTTGGATAAGTTTTCAGATCGTGACTTAAATCCCACCGACACAGATCAGTTTGGTATTCCCTACTATGTCTATGAAACTTTTGATGACAAGTACGGTCTTACAC